GATTATCTGCAAAAGAGCTGCTAGTAGATCCATAGGTGCCACATTCAGCACAGCTGTATTCACAGGTAGGCATTACTGAGCCCCTATCAATGCACAAGTGTGGCAGCCAGTACCTAGGAATTGCCAGCCACCACACTGCGCACATCGGTCTATGTTACTGTCGGGTATATGTAATGCTTCTGCGATGTTTTTTACTCCCACACAGCCGCAGCTCATGCACTGATATGCCTTAAATCCTTCGGGCGTATCTAACTGCTCAAGCCATAAGAACTCGGTTTTACGATCACAGCCATTACACTTAAACTTTGTGTACATGTGATAAAATCCCCTTCCTTATTGTCTGCAATGACACTGAGTACATACCAAATACTGACCATCATGTAATAATCTGTCATCATTACACGATACACATATATCGGCACTAAGGTTTAGGCTTTCGTTATCATTTTCCATGCGTAATGTAAAGCCTGAACCATTCCTAATCTCAATAAAACCCACTATTCCTCCTTTCCTTGTGGAAAGAACCAAGCGCCAGTAGAATCTTGCTTGGCCCAAATTGCATGCTCTTTGATACGATCTAAACACAAGTACCCGTAGTACGGTTTCCCGTTGGTCTTAGATACTCCTGTTACTAAGTTATTACCCTTAGCGCAACAAGCTGGTGGTGCTTTAGGTGGTGTCACTGTTGCAGCTTTAACCCAGTCTTCATTACTGATAGGCAACGGATCTGTGCGATCTACTGAGAAGCTTTGTGTTACAGCTTGTTTTTCTTTGACTCTAACCATCTCTTCTCTACTAGGTCCATTCTTTTCAGTACCGATATTAGCCACTTTAAAAGCAACTCCTCGAGCCGAAGTCGCACAATTTTCAAGCGCAAAGTCACGATTAACCCCACGATCTGATATGACTTCTTTTGCCTCACCTGTTGCGAATGGTTTTTCGTCAGCGTTGTCCCTAAATAATTCACAAACAACAATGACTCTAGTGTCTGACTCCGAGACAATCCTCGTTCGTACTGCTCCATTTGGGTACCTTTCCCAGAATATATTTGATCTTTCTTGCACCGTGGTGTAATCATCTAAGTTAAATGCCATCATTTACTCCGAAATCATTCTCGTATTGATCGTGCAGCTCTTGGTATATGACTGCGTAACCAATAATGTCTTTAACACTATCTTTGTGATTTGGAGTTTCTGAGAGCCTTGACACTTTGACAAGCAGCTGCATGAGACTGACTTGCATCGGCGATATGTAACTTCCATAGTAAGCAGACCACAGTTCGCTGATCCGCTCGTGATTGCTTCGACTGCTTCCGTAAACAGACCCTCTTGCGGATAAGATTGCTGCGCATTCATCTAAGAGCTCAGTTCTGCTTGTCATAATCAAACACTGACTCATATTTTAGTTTACGAACTTTTTCATAATGTTCATTAGCTGCTCGCCAACCAGCTGATCTGCCTGACCAATACCCGCGATTAAAAGCTTGATTCATTATTTTTGTTATTACGTACCAACCAATTAAATAACCCAGGATGCTATAAAGCACTAGCCAGGGTGCTGTTGTCTCTATCATGTAGCCCTACTTTCCATACCACAATTTGTGGCATAGCAATAGTGTGACATGTGTGTACGACTTTGTAGATGATTTGTTAGTTATTTTTAATAACGATTTGATAACGTTATTTGTAGAGTTTACCCTCAAAAATGAAGCTACCGTCTGAGTTAATCGGTACTGTGATAACCGACACTTTACGCTCGTGAACGTAGGCAACGGCAAAGCCTTGCTGCCAGTTTGCATAGCCTCTAGTATACGCCATGCCTGAACTACTTAGATCGACCAAATTGCCGACTTCATAGCCCCATACAGTACGCCCTAATTGGCCTCTAGAAGCCTCTGTAAAGGCCGCTGAGCCTAATCTATGGGTATGCCCACACACTACGCTTTTTCCTAGCCTCCTAGCCCCATTTAAGGCCGTTTGTCCAGGAATTTGGCTAAGAGGGAAAGCGTCACCATGAACGGCTGTCCATCCTGGCGCCCAGTCAAGTCCGTAAGGGTGGAATTTGATCTGCAATTTATCATATCCCATAAAACGTTCATACTGCATTTCGGGTAAATTGAGGAATGAGGGAAGTCTTTTTTTAATTGATCTGTAAAGTCTAATTCCATGATTACTCCCTAGTACGTCTGTTACTCCCAAGTAACTTAATACTTCTTGTGTCTGTGTCCTATCATCATTGATGTTACCGACCATTTCATCAATAGTGCCAGCGTTAAAACCGCCAAGCTGTGGCAAATCAATTTCATCACCAATACAAATAGTCCGATGAGGTTTCCATTTACCTAGAAAACGCCCTACGGATTTAACACTAGCTTCACTAAAAAAAGGTACTTGCAGGTCAGACACAAACGCTATGCGCTTAATCTTCATCCTCGTCTGGAGTAGGAATACTTGGGATAATGCCGTCTTCGCCTACTACCCAGTCGGGCATAGAGGATGGGCTATCCATTAAATAGAGTGCAACGCTTTCTGTAAATCCAGCTTTGCGTGCAGCTCTAAACATTTCATGTTTGGCTATATAAAACACTTCTAATTTAGTCAATGGCTCAGGTGATTTACGCACCACACGCCTATTGATCTTCTTTCGTTTACGTCTTGTGTCAGCCATACTACTATTGTCGCTTAACTATTAAAGAATAAAGATCATCGACACGCTGCTCTAATCTTGTTAACTGATCCTTCATGCTTGAGCCACCATTAGGACGTAATTCGTTTAGCCAGCCTTTAACTAAAAAACGTAATCCTATTAGCACGCTTGTTAGCACGGCGCAACCGCCAGCTATGAAGCCAGCCCACTGTTCTGGACTCATTTTTCATTAGTACCGATAACATCGGATTTGTCTAAAGCCCTAGCTGCTGGCCCTGCTAATGCTGCAATTACTACAGACAGTGCTGGGTCTAGTCCTAACTCATTACTGGCTAAGAATGATAACAACGATACCAATACTCCACGTGCGTAGGATTTAAGTATTGCTTTTTGTTTTTTGCTGATCTTCATAAGTTACCCCCTAGTAGTGGTATATCAAACGGCTTGCTATCTTTATCGCCTAACTTTGTAAAGCTAATATGTATGTGTTTTGTGTGCTTGTTAAAACCTCTGTACTTACGCCATTTGTAATTAAGTATTTTGCTAGCGATCATGCCATTATGAATTACGTAAGATATGCGCTTATCGGTTTTCGCACAGATTCTGATTTGGTCAGCCAAATATACTGAGAGCCCTTCGGATGAACCCAAGCGAGAATCCACATCAATGGCTCTGACACATCCTGCATCTGGATTATGATCCGATTTTCTGGCGGAATGACGAGCATCACCCAACCACCCATCAGAGGTAGAGCGACGATCTGGGTACCAGGTATCAACCTGATCTCTTAACTGTGTACCTGCAGCGCATAGCCATGGCTTCATTATGAAAGAAGTAGTCGAGCTTCCTCAGCTGTGATACCAAGTTTGCTTAACAGTGCTGCTTTAGCAGTTGCTTTAGTTATTTCTGCTTGTGCTTCTTCAGCCTTTACTTGCTCTATCGCTGCATCTATCTCAGATTGAGTAGGTGCTTCGCCTTCAAGCACATCCCATTTGATAGTTGAATAGTCATCCTCTGTAAAAGAGAACTCAGCACTTGGTTTTAATTTGTGTATTGCGGCTACTAAATAATTATTCATTATGCACCTATTTCCATCATAATTATAGAAGACTCTTGTACGCTTTCTGTTTGAAAACTAACACTCTGACCACTTGCAGTTGAATTTGTTGCAGCCTGTGTTTTGTAAGTAATTGCGCTAGTTGTTGCAGGTGAATCTAAATAAGCCATAGTTACCACACCCCTCAATTGACTACTTGTACCAATTGCAAAAGTTGAACCAGCATTACCACTATTTCTTAAAGTAAATACTTGAGTGGAATTTCGCATAAGTCTTGTGGACATACCAAATTGACCACTATCAGGGCTGTTTCCAATTGCAAAAGCCTGTGTTGTCATTACTAAAATTTTTGAAGTGGCAGATGACGGAGTAATACTACCTGATAAACCAGTATCAGTTTGACTTGTACTTGCAACACTTGTGCTAGTTGTACTAATTGCTTGAACAACCTGTAATACTTTGCCACCACCACCAGCTGTTTTCCACTCTGGTGCTGTTGCTCCTGAATTGACTGTAAGCACTTGATTAGCTGTGCCAATTCCAAGTCTAACTGGCGTAGATCCTGGTGATGAATAAATAATATCGCCTGTAGTGGTCATTGGGTTAGTCATGCCAGTTGTATCTAAGTTAGCCCAAGCACTGCCAGTGTAATATGTTGTTACATTTGTATCTTTAAGATAAGCAAAGTTACCTTCTTGTGGTGATGTTACAGCTGCATCTCTAGCAGCGGCACTGGCAAATACCCAGACACCTTGCATTAAATAGCCATCTACGTCGGCTGCGGTTAATACCTCGCCTGTAACAAAGTCCTTAAAACCTAATCCTGCTGCCATTTGTACTCCCTAGTAACTTAGGACATTATAGTCTAAAGTGCCATAAATCGTATCATTTAGGATAAATGCGTCTATGACTGGCTCTAATGTCGTGAACGTAGTGCGCCA